GGTTTGGTTCGTAGCAAAATTGGTACTGTACGTAAATCTTACCATTTCTCTGGAAATGCTAAAGATTATGTTGCTCAATTTGAATTGCCTTTGAAAGAAGGAAGTAAAACTAAATTGTGGATGGATTACGAAGAGTACCGTCACATGTTGAAGTTCAAAGAAGAGTGTGAAATGTACTACTGGTATGGTCAAAAGACTCATGATGCAAATGGTGTTAGCACTATGTTGGATGAGAATGGTCAACCTGTAGTTTCAGGTCCTGGTTTGTTGGAGCAAATCATTAACAAAGACACTTACTCTAACTTGACTCAATCTAAGATTGAAGAAGTTATCGGTGATTTGTTCTATGGTATGACTGATGCTACTGATAAGCAAGTAACTCTTTATACTGGTATCGGTGGAGCTCGTGAGTTTGACCGTGCTTTGAAGACTTACTATTCTTCTAACTCTTATTTGCAAACTACTCAACCTACCTTCATTACTGGTTCTGGTCGTAACTTGGGTATCACTGGTTACTTCACTAGTTATGAGCACGTTGATGGTCATAGAGTTAACGTAGTTAAATCTCCTTTGTTTGATCACGGTCCTGTTGCTCAAGCTTCTAAAAAGCACCCAGTTTCTGGTTTGCCTTTGGAATCTTATCGCATGGTGTTTGTTGACCAATCTACTTATGATGGTGAAAACAACTTGCAAATGATCAACAAGAAAGGTCGTGAATTGTTGCGTTGGTGTGTTGCAGGTTCAGTTGTTCCAAAAGGATTTACTGAAACTGACACTCGCGCAAGTGATATTGATGGCGCTTCAGTACATATGTTGAAGACTGCTGGTATTTTGCTTCGTCGCTTCGATACTAGCTTGGATCTTCAGTGTATCGGCTAAGTTGTGTTGGTTTATAAAAAGATGGGGGGAGTTAATCCTCCCCTCTTCTTTTCCTTATATAAAGAACTCCTAGTTATTCTTAATCTGGGAAATAATTAAATAAAAAGAACAATATTATGAGAACAATTATTATTAGAAGAAAGGAAGTACTTAATCACCTTCCAAAAGAAATCAGAGCTGGAGCTAAAGTTAAAATTGGATCCATCTTTGTAAACAGACTTCCACTCAAAGGAGTAGAAGGAGTAGAAGAAGAAAAATTATTAAAAGAATTGGTTATGTTCCACCTACACACAACGAATGGCCTGCAAAAACAAAAGACTTTTGGTCTAGTTTAAGCATTACAGTTCCATTTGAAGGAATAGAATTGAACATCGAAACAACTGAAGACGGAACCCCAATTAACCCAATGGATTACATTAAGTATAAATGGGCAATTAAACACCGTCAAGTTGCAATGACTGAAGATGAAATGAAAACTTCTCCCGAAAAACGGTTTTATATTTATGATCCTCAAAAAGATCTTCTTAAAAAGAACAACAAAGTTCAAGTTAAGAAAGAGGCTGATAAAGAATTTATTAAATTAACTGGAAACTTTGATTTAATGCGTACCTTGCTACGTGTATTAGCAAAAGGAAATCCAGATAATTTAACTGACATGGAAGTTGAAAACCAACTTTATGATGTAAAAGATTCTGATCCAGAACGCTTTTTGAAGTATTGTAAAGACGACACTTTGGAGTTACGTTCTGAAATTTTAGAGATGATTGAAAAAGGAGTTCTTCGTCAAATTGGTAATCAAATCATTTACCAAGATGAAACAATCGGAGAAACTATGAAAGACTCAATCGTTTACTTTAAAAACAAGAAAAACTCTGGAGCTGTAAACGCAATGCGTGCACAACTTAAAGAAGTTAAATAATGAACGTAAATGAAATGCATATAGCTGTTAACCTGGGGGTGCAAAAACTTGCATCCTTCCAGGTTGACAACTTATTACCTGAAGAAATAGATCATGAGTTAAATTTAGCTCAACTTAGATTTGTTAAGCAACGATTTAATGCTAGATCTAATCGTCAAGGTAAGGGATTTGAACAATCTCAAAAAAGAATTGATGATCTTAAATCTTTAATTGTAGAACATCAAGGACTTACTAAATTTTATGGGGAAGTATTTACTTCTAAATATTCTCCTATTTATGTAGATAGATATACACTTCCATTAGACTATCTATTTTTAGTATCAGTTAGAGCACACGTTAACTACTCTTGTACAACTGCTCCTCAAGTAACGCTATTAAACTCAACTACATCTTATGTAAAGGTTAATCTAACAGCTCCTGTAGAAGGATATGTTTTACAAGATCTTTATTATTATGATGATGATAATAGCGAATGGGTTAAAGCAAACATAGTAGATTTAACTACAATTACTCAAGTATTAGATAATGCTAGTTATGTTGCTAATGTAACTCCTGCTTTAGCTTTACCAGAACAAAACTCTGAAAACTTAACTAATCACATATCTCCTAATATAGATAGTAATCATATTTATATAGGATTTAAAAGTAATCTTTATTTAGGATTAGATCCAACAGTAGGACCAACAGAAGATGCTTGTGTTTATACTGTATGGGTAGATCCTGTAGATGGAAATAATACTTCCACTGTTTATGAAACAGAATTTACCGATATAACTACTCAAACTAGAGTATTTATACAAAATAATTCAATTCCATTGTATAATAAAATTTCTTATTGTACATTTGCTCAGCATGACGATATGTATGCTTTATTAGATGATCCATTTAATAGAACAGACTACGAATTGCCGTTCTATAACATAGAAGAAAGTTATTTGGATATTTATACTGATAATACATTTATTGCTGATAAAGCAATAATTAAATATATAAAAAGACCAATTGCTATCTCAAAAAGTCTTGGAGTTGGAAGTGAATTACCATTTCACACACACGAAGAGATTGTAGAGATGACAATTAAAAGCATACTAGAGGGAGTAGAATCCCAACGGTATAACACGCAATCGATGGAAACATTTGAAAGCGAATAAATTAAATTAATGTTAAACGCCTAAAAATTTAAAAAAATGGCACCTCAAAATCTAAATCAGGTATTTGTAATTAATAATCCTGATATGTTTTCAACTACTACTTTTAGTAATAATGCTGCTGTAACTGGTTCTCGTCTTGGAGTATGGGATCTATATGCAGCTACTCCTACTAACGTAGTTACTGCATTGTTCACTTCAGGAGTACCTAACTTTAAAAGTGTACAATTTACTCAAACTATGCCTTCTGGAAATTGCATTGCAACTCCTATCATAGATTTGAAAGATATTGTACGTATTAATTATCGTGAGTATACTTCTGCTGTACCTAACGTAGCTAAAGCTGTTATTGATGCGGGTGGTTCTGCCGCTGCTGCAACTTCTGCTTCTGATCCAATCATGATGCGTATTGCAATTCGTACTGCTCCTACTAACTATGAGTATTTTGCAAACCCAGCTAATGGATATGGGGATCTTTCTGGTGGTGGATATACTTTCCCACTTATTGGTAATTTCTCTGCAGGTCGTATGATTTTCAACATTGAAATTCCTGAAACTACTCACAGTCCTAGTGGTACTTATTCTGAAACTGGTTTGATTACTGCATTGTATAATGCTGTTGTAGGTAACAAAACTTTGAATGCAATTTTTGCTGCTACTGACAATACTACAAGTGGTCTTGAATTAGTTGCTCGTCACTATGGAGTTACTTTTGATGTTACTTTGACTCAAAATAGTGTTGCTCAAGGAACTGTAACTATGAGTATGGTTGCTCCAACTGCAGCTTCTAACTACATTTTGGCAATTGCTGATGAGAAAAAACAACGTGAAAGATATGGTAACTTTAACCGTATGTATTTCCCAATGTCTTTCCCAGAGTTTGCTCAACCTACTTACAAATATGATATTATTGATATTCAATATAAGCATGCTCACCCAGCATCTACTGGTATTGCACGTGCTGCTGAAATCAATACTCTTCGTATTTATGTAGGTGGTAGTTCAACTGCTCTTCCTTACGCAGGAGCTTCTACTGGTACTGAAGTTGCTACAGTATTTGGTTATACTGGTGGTACTGATTCTGAACAATTGTTCTAAACTTAACTAATTAAAAAGCCTCACAATTTGGTGGGGCTTTTTATCTTATATTTGTAATAAATAAAAACTAATGGCTTTAGCAATATCATTATTAGGAGTATCAGCAAATTGTCAATCAGTATCTACAACAGTTACTGGTTCTACTGATAACTATGCACTTAGAATATATCTTTTAGAAGGAGAAGCAGAAACTTTAATATATCAAGAAGTAGATATTGATGAAAATACTTCACCTGTAACTACAGTTACTATTGAGGATTTAACTAATAGCTCTCTCAATGAGATATATGATACAGATCCTGATCTTGATATAATTATTGAAAGTGTTACAAGCTTTGATGGTTTATTTAAAGTAACAATTGATGACGGTGATACTACTGAAATAGTATATTCAATTGGCACTTGTTCAATTGATTGTTGTTTAGCAAACCTTATTCAAGCAAATCTTGATTGTACTTGTACAGATGGAGATTGTTGTGAAGATATTAAAAAAGCAGAAAAGATTCTTATCTTAACTCGTGCAGCAATTTTAGATGCCGCTAATGGTGATATTGTTGGTGCAACGGAAAAATATAATAAAGCAGTAGAACTTTGTGGAAGTACTCCATGTGATTGTAATTGCTAATGGCTATAACTCCTGAAAAACTACATGGTAAGTCTTTTGAAGACTTCATGGCATTTGTAGACAATGTAACTGTCCTACAAAATGATGTATTTTATTCTAAATTAATTGCAGGAGTAGAGTGCAGTGGAACTGAAACTGCTAAATTAAATATTATTAACTACTTACTTACTAAGTATAAAGGTACAGAAGCTTTAGATTGTGTGTATAATTTACGACCATTCTTAGGATTGATAAGCGAAGATTATACAGACAATGATAAACTTAATGATTATACTTATTTAGAAACGTTTACAAACTATCTGCAAAAAAATTATAAGCAATGCGGAACAACTAAAATTATTGTTAGAACTATGCCTACTGGAACAAGCCCATTTACATTAACTCCTAGCGGTGGAATTGAAGTAAGTACTGATGGTACTAC